CTGCATATCGTAGACATCTTTAATGAATAATGGCTCTCCTCCTCGTTCTATTACCTCGTCACGTCGTGTTGTGAGTGAAGTGATTAAAGCAACAACATCGTTAGGTACTACAGTCTCAGTAGGTCCATGTACTAAAGTGGCAACCGAGCGAGATAAATATTGGCCTCCACTTGCTTGCCTGTGATCTACCCTAAGGAACTCAGCAGTAGCACCCAGATAGCACTTATGTTTTTGAAACCGTATATTGTAATCCGCTGCTTTACGTGACAGGTTCTGTACCTGGTTCAGCGTTTTAATACTGGCCAATACGTCATCACCATTATGTGTAGTTACACTGTCATTCGTGATACCGCATATATCCAAATATACATAGTTAAGTACTGTGTTCATAAATGTCGTCAGACGCCATCCAGACAAGAGAGTACCATTAGTCTTTACCAGTTGCTTTCTACCTTGTACATGTAGCTTGCTATCACTCAAGCTTGACTGTACCCAGGCGATGGCTTTAATCTGGTCATCATCCAGATAATTCTTAAAGCAAGCTACGTATGCATCCATCACCGCACTCATCGTGGTTACACTGTGTTGAGAGTTAAAGTCTTCAAAGTCAAAACAGTATGGAATACCGTTATTTAACACTTGTTTCACAGTCTCTCTTACGTTAGCAACCGTTGCACTAGGCCCAATTGGGAAGTGTTTGCTCAACATTTCTTCACACCCTTTGAAAGCATAGCTGGATAAGATAAAATTAGTCACGTCTACACCGTAGATAGCCCGCTGCTTACCCCACTCATACTTTGTACTCGACCACGCTTCCATAGATGGTGGTCTGTCTAAAAAGTGTTCTCTGTCGTAAGTAGGCATTCTGCTCAGAGCATAAAATTTGTTGCGCAATCCCACATCCTTAGCCTTGAACTCATCATCCTCTGGGTACTGTGAGTGATAAGCACCTGTAGGCGACCATTGCCATCGCATAGCCCAGTGATTCACCCACGTACTTCTAGTTGGAGTACCACCACTGACTTTCACGCGTTTAAATAGCCTCAACGCCCTCTCAAATATCATTTCCCGTGTAAAAGACACCGTATTTGGTTCGGTCCGGTTTTTGACTTCTGAGTTCCAATCAACTTCACCTAAACCCCTGTTAACTAGTACTTCTAACTCAAAGAACGGTGTGAGGTCTAAGTCAACAAGGTTCTGCACAGCCTTAAGCCTACCTGAAAACTGATTTTTTACTTGGGAGAAAAAATCAGCTACTGATTTGTAGCGCCACTGCCAGATTAGCGAATCTTTGATGATTTCCCGGTGTTGCACTGGTAATGCTTTAGCCCACACCAGCAACCCAGCTAAAAAACTCTCGTGCAGGTCAAGCTTAGCTAGACTCTCAAGCAATGGAAGTACGAATGGAACATCCCTTCTAAAAACATCTAACCCTATGCTCCGTAGTTCTTTAATGGTTACATGTCTGAGATGCCTACTAGAAACTTTACATACGGGAGGTTCAGTGGAGCCGTCAAACCAAGATTTTAGTGTAGCAAGGCGTGTTAGTGGCACATTTTGACTAGATTTCTTTGTCACATGTAAGACATATTGTAAGACTTCCTGTCTACTAACTGGTCCATAAGGGAACAGATCAGGACCATATTGTATTCTCGAAATCCGAAGCAGCACCGATCGGCCTTGTACATGTAGTGGCTCGTGCCTAGAGATATAAGTAGCTGTGAGGTCCAAGCGGGCCATATACACACATTTAGTAAATACAACATCAGTATCATACCTCGTGTGCACATCACCTTCTATATTGATGCCCGGGTAAACATCTAG